AAGAGAAAATCGCAATATCTAAAATTAATTTGTTGACACCTGTTGGATTATATGCAACACTATAAGAGTACATTACTAATTTCTATTAACAATGACTACTGAAACTTTCACACCTAGCGAAATCCATGAACAGGCAAGTACATGGTTTATGACACACGCAGGTACTTATGCAAGATTGCTCAAGCGTACTAAAGCAGAAGCAAAAAGAGCATTTGTTGTATTTAGCGATTTAATGCTTGGCGTTGATTACAGAGATGTCAAAGGCAGAGCTAACAAAGATGCATTACTGCACAGCAACTAGTCGAGGGTTCTGTTGAATACAAAGAATTAGTTGACGCATACTTGGGTGAATAATTTCACCCATTTTTTTTATCCAATTTTTTATTAACCAGACCAATGACAACAATTACAAAACAAAAATTCACTTGCAACGTCAGCTATCAGTTTGACGTTACCTTACAAGACCTTAAAGATTTATTTTGCACTATGGGTCAGGGTGTTAACTATTGGGCCTGTGAAGTCGCAATAGGAAACATTAAAGAAGAAGAAGATGAGGACGGCAACGTTTGGTACAAAGATGACCAAGAATACGAGTGTGAGGGTTGCTGTGCATGGCTTGTAGACCTAACTTTAGATTCTCCTATAAAAATAGAGGATTGTGAGGGTGACAAGCACAAATTTAAAGTACAAGATGTTTTAACCACTATTGAAAAAATTATTTCGGGTAAAACTGATTTAAATACACATGATTGTGGTGAAGTATTTCAAGCTTTCACAAATGATGACCTTGGACGTATAGATGCTTCAATAGCTGACTCTATATTGCAAATCATGACCTTTGGCAAACTTGTATATGGATAGACCTATGGCCTTTGCTTTATTTCCTTATTTACTTTTATTCCTAATTCTTATTTGACATGACTATTCAAGAAATCATTGCTAAATTAAATTACCTAAATGGTAATAGCAAAAATATGCCATCATCAGAATGGTTATATGAAATAGAAAAGTATGAATCTTTATGGTGTAATCATCCAGATAATCACAAAACAAGATTTGTAGAAAATTCTAGAACTATGAAATTAGAAATGATAGGAGGTACAAATTAATGGACAATCCAAAACTAAACGATGAGCAAATTGAAAACTTAACTTATTCTCTTTACTCAAATTTAATGGACTTTAAACAACTTAATACAGGTTTCATGCCAAACAGAGAGGACATTATTAAATGCCTTGACAACGCATTAAAAAATACATAGAGGGTATAACAACCCTCTTTTTTTTTGCCTAATTACTTGTATTAATGTTGCATTTATGGCAATATATAGATATGGAATCAACTAT